TTTCATCAAGATGCATTTTATATGTTTTGCTTGGTTGTTCTTCTATCACAAAATCCTGTGCAAGGAAACCATTTGTTGATGGTATCATGTGACCAACCTATCCCACACAATGTATTGCTGACCACCTTGCACCCTCAAAAGAAGAACCATATCACCGACAACCAAGCTATTGTGAACAGTGATTTCCTTCTTTCCTTTGACCTGATGCTTGTGGGTGTTGTTTCCAGTGGTTGAACTGCTGCCATCATCTGTATAAGAATGACTGTGGGTGTCATTCTCTGTGTAGTGGTCAACAGTGATATTGGTCTTGAAATCAGTCACATTCCTTGTCAAAATCAATTGTGCTTCTGTAAGGGTCATCTTTTGTTCCACATTTATTTTTAATGGGGAAGTAGAAGTGACCTTTCCAAATACAATCACACAAGGCTTTGAAGCTTCAACTGCATCCAAAGCTGCTTTCTTTATTGATTCAATTAAATTAGGCAATAAATTCACCACCCCTCAAAGTTAAGTCCATTTTGTGTTCACTTTCATTAAAAGTGTGCTTGCATCTTTCCACAAGCATGAAATTTTGTACTGCCACATCACCCAGGTTCAAATTGACAACAACCATGCTTCCTGCTCTGACCTGTAAGTGTCCAAAAGCATTTGTGATTTTCAAATTTCTTGTTTTTGCATTGTAAAGTGAAAGTAATGCATCAACTTTTGCCTGACCGTTTTCACCTTCCTGTAAAGTGTCATAATATTGTAGGATACCCCAGTTGTTGATGTTGTTTGAATCCTGTGCAATGTAAACTTCCCTTTTTCCTGTTTTTTCGTTCTCATACACCAACTTGATTTTGTTATAAGTCTGTGAATCAATACTGGATGTGTAGTCAAAGTTTTCACCTGTTTCTTCATCAATGACTACACCAAGCTTCATTCTTTCAAGTGCCTTCAAAGTAAGCTTCCCAAAGTCATCATATAGAACATACATGGTCTTTTTATTCATTAGTTCCAAGTCCAGTGCATTTTGAATCATATCAATCAAGGTTGTGTTATCTTCTATCCTGGAAGCAATGATGAAACTTGTATTTTCTATTGCACCAAGATTCAGGTTATAGTCATTGGCAACCATTTTGATGAAATCTGATGCAGTTTTATTTGTATAAACATAGGTGTCTTTATTCTTCAAATACCGCAATTGGTCATAAGCAGTAACCTTGATGTTTTGTTGCTTATCACGCTTCTTTGAGAAAATAAAGCCATAAAATAATTTCACACCATCAACAACCAATCTGACAGGGTTTCCTTCTGTGAAGTTAATCTCTTGGTCTTTGATGACTGTGAAGGTCAGCTTTCCAGGTGAATCTTTTCTTTCTGTTTCCCATACAATACCTTCTTCAACAACAGGGGCATAAACTTTGTTACCATTCTGAATTAAAAGTTCAACATCCAAAGTCACACCCCCTTAAACTGGTATAGTCAGAACTTGACCAACATAAATTACATTTGGGTTTTTTAGAATGTTTGTGTTTGCATTGTATATCTTCATGTACTGTGACCCATTTCCATAATACTTCTTTGCAATACCCCATAAGGTATCACCTTTGACAACCGTATGTGTTTTTGCTGTCACCTTTGGTGCAGGTGATGTTTCTGTGGGTCTTGTGTTTTGTACTGTTGCAACTGATGAAGTAACAACTGTAAGGTCAGCAGCACGAAAAGGTGAATTTATACCTGTTTTGTCCACAACTATCCTGTCAGGTTGATTGCCAATGTAATATACTTTGTAAACACCCTTCATGACCCAATCAGGAACACTTTGCCCTGTATAATACTTTGCACCCTGATTGATTTTGACCATATCACCAATTTTTATTGTGGTAGATGGTGCAGCACTACTGGAAGATGGTTTCTGCACCGTTGCAACTGGTGGTTCTTGCTTTATAGTCACATTTACTGTCTTTGTTCCATAGTCCTTATATTGTTTAAGCTTTACTTCCACATTCACATCAAAGCCATTTTTCACATCTTCAAGTATCTTGTAACTTTCTAAACTGACCTTGATATTAGTATCAAACAACAGCTTCCCACTTGGGAAGGTTCTTGACACAATGAATTGAAAAGGTTTCTGACTTGTTTTCAGTTGTTCCAGTTTATCAAGGAAAACATCAGCTTTTTGGAAACCGTTCTTGTACACCGCAAAAGGATATCTTGTTTGCGGTAACAAAGCTGTGAATGATATATCTGTCAAACCTGCCTTCTTCAAAACATTGATTTCACCTTCATTGATAAGTACCAAGGTTTTATTCTTGTTATCTATGCTGATGGACAGTTTTGAAGGGGCAACAGGTAACAGCATTGAATCCATGTAAAAATCATAAGCCATTATTTATGCACCCCTTCCGCAACTGATTCAAGTGCTTCTGATACATGTTCTTCAATGTAAGTAACCACACCATCAAGGTCAGTGTTATTGCTTACATTGTTGGTCACACCACCCATGTTGAAATGAAGTTCAGCAGTGGTGAACCTATTTACATTATCCCTTTCAGCCAGGTCACGAATGTATTTCAATTCTTCACCTGTCATTTCCATAGAACCTGCAATACTATCTGTATCATCAGCTATACCACCAAGTGTCATTCCAAGCTGTTCAGGGTCAAATCCTGGAATATTTGCATTGACCTTTGACAGGTTTGCTTCCACTTGCATTTGGGCAATTTCTGCTTGTCTTGATTCAGTTGCACTTCTTGCATCAGCCTTCATCTGATTCAGTGCTGCATCCCTTTCAAGCATCCCTGCTTCAATCTGACTTCTAAAATCATTCAGGTCAGCTTCCCTTGCTTTTTTTGCAGCTTCATTTTCAAGCTGTGCAGTTGTTCCAAAGGATACACCTTGGATTGTTTCAATTGAAACCCCTGGAATCTTATTCAATAGGTTGATGAAGTCATTGATGATTCCAATTGCACCATTGACCATGTTTTGAAGAATCATCAACACATTAGCTTTCATATCACCCATGAAGTTTTGAATTCCAACACTTGCTGTCCTGATTCCAAGCCTTAACTTATCCCATAAATCAAGAACCCAATAGATACCTGTGAAGAATCCTATCTTCACCCAATCCCAAGCTGTCAGGATGCCATTCATTGCAATTTTCCAAGCTATTTCAAGACCACCAACTGATTGAACCCATTTATAAATTATTCCAATCAGAACACCAATTGCAAGTGCAATCCAACCAATGGGGTTGGTCAATAGAGAAACCGCCAATGCCCTGTTTGCAGCAACTGAAAGCCATGTTGCAGCGGTTGAAATGCCTGTTATCAGTGCATAAGCACCCACAGCAGCAGTCAATCCCCAAAAGATAGGTTCAATGGTTGACCAATTGTCATATATCCACTGTGCAGCTTTACCCACTGTCTGAATAATTGGGTCAAATGTTTGAAGAAATGTATTCCCAATGATAGTTCCAACCTGTGCAAAGGTCATTGGCATCTGCTCAAATTGTGCATTGATGTCATCTGTTGCCAATAGCATTGCATTCTTCACAATATCAGCAGTGATTAGTCCTTCTGCTGCCATGTTACGAATCTGACCAATAGGAACATCAAGATAATCTGCAATGGTCTGAATAACATTTGGTGCAGCTTCAAATACAGCATTCAATTCTTCACCCCTTAACACACCTGAACCAAGTGCTTGTGTCAATTGTAGTGAAGCAGAAGCCATTTCTTGTTGTGATGCACCTGCAATGACAAACATTTTATTCAAGTTTTCAGCAAACTGGATTGTTTCAGCATTGGAACTGAAAGCATCACCTGCCCTTTGCCCAAGTTTTGAAACTACATCCGCTGTTTGCAAATAAGATGCCCTTGACCTTTGTGCTGATGCAAGAATCATTTGTTCAAGTTCTTCAACAGAACCACCATCATCAACAATCATGCTTAATCTTGCTTCTGTTTGGGTCATTGTGTCAGATAGATTCATCAACTTCTGAATTCCTTGAAGGGATGCATATGCTGTAACTGCACCAAGGATTTTCTTTTCCAATCCACCTGCCACCTTTGTTCCATTGTTCAGAGAATGGTTGAATTTGTCCTGTGCTTCTTCATTCCTTCTGATGTTTTCAGCCACTTCATTCAATTCCATGTTTGCAGCATTGATTTTTTCCCTGACACCATCAAAATTCATTCCACTGATAGCACCATCCGCTGTTGATTCAACAGTTTCAAATGCACTGATGGTCATATTCAATGCCTGTGTAATATTCATCAATGGGGAAGTCATCATGTCAGTAAGTCTTATTGCTGTTTGAATGGTTGCCACATGTATCACCTGCCTTTCTCATTATTTCTTTTTCGCCCTTTTTATTCTTTCAGCTTCCGCTTTTTCTGCTTCCATCTTAATCTTTATGGATGCAATCACAAATGCCTTTTCCTGTGGGTCAAGGGCAACAAATTCAAAAGGCAACAAGTGTAATTTATGCAAGCAGTAATGGGCAAGTACCGCATCACTGTCACCTTCTTCAATTAGTTTTTTGCTTCTTCAACCTTTTCATCCATGGTTGTATCAAACCCATTGTATTGCTGAATGAATGCAGCAAATTCATTGTATTCACCAGGGTCATCAATCATTTCCTTCAATAAATCTTCGGGTGTCTTTACACCGTAACTGTCCTGTAAGTCCGCATCATAAAGATTTGGATGAACAATGGATGCAACCATAGTCTTTGCAAGATACAGGGAAGTGTTCAGTTTTGGTCTGTACATGTTTGGTTTCCCTTTTACAGGAACTTCAATCATACAGGATTCACGAATGTTTTCATTTTCCCTTGTAGTCAAAGGCTTGATTTCCCAAAGTAGGGGATTCCCATTTTCATCAGGCAAGGATTTGGTTGCAGGATAGGTTGTATTCTCTTTTTGAATCTTGTTTTTCTTCAAAAACAAACTTAAATTTGACATAGTATCCACCTTTCTTTTCTCAAAAATAAAAATATCCCTGGATGTTCGCACAAGACCGAACATCCAGGGATAATATACTTATGAATTATAACATCCCTGCAAGTAAATTAAAGCTTTCAGGCATCTTGAAGTCCTCAAATGTTCCGTTAATATCTTCATCAAGGTATTCACCATCGGCATCAAACTTTGCAAGTATGCCACCATCTGTGTTGCAGTCCATGAAAACAATTGTCTGCCTTCCTGCTGCACTTGTTGGGTCATCATTTGTGACCTGAATTTCAAAATACACATCTTCACCAGTGTCTTTGTACTTTTGCAGAAGGGTTCTGAAAATTGACTGGTTATAATGTGCTGTTGCTGAAAAAGTTCCTTTCCAACCTGTTGCCTTATTACCAATACCTGTCTTACCAAGCACAGGAACTTCTGTCTTGGTTTTTTCAAAGGAAGCTTCAAAATTTATCATCTGCATGAAGTTGTACCTGTTGCCCTTAATAGTGACAAAGCATTCAGCAAGCTTCGCAGAAATCGCATCCTTACCTTTCATGACAATGTTGTTAATCATAGCACCTTACCCCCTTTCTTATTGTACAATGCAGGTCATGTATAGCTGCACCATTGTATTCACAACAGTAACAATATCATTGACCACCACTGATTTCTTTGTATTTCCTTGGGATACTGTGACATTGGTATCACTGAAATCTTCAATTGCCCTGATGTCTTGTAATTGTTCATGATGCTTGACAATATCTGCCCACAAGGAAATTCTTCCTGATGCATCATTTGGAACAACACCCAAGTATTTTGTGTTGAACAGGTTTGCAATATCATTTGCAATTTGGTCAACCACTCTGATTGTTTGGTTGTCTTTGAAGATGTCACCCTTATCATCCGTTGTGGTAACAAGACTATTTACATCTTCAAGAACTCTAACTGAATCACCCACCGCATGGAAGATGAATTTTCCTGCCAACAGTGCAGCTTCAAGTGCAGTCTGTGTATAGTCAACATTGACCGCATATTCACCATTGTATTTCCTGTTGGTTAAGGATTTGTTGATTGCACACCCTGCCAAAGCACCACCTGCCCAATAAACCATTTCAGTTCCAGTGTTATTTTCAACAGAAACAACACCTTCATAATCAGCAGCAGTGTATTTGTGAATTACTGCCTGGAACTTCACACCGATTTCATCACGCATCCGCTTTGTAAAGTTGGAATAAAGTCCTTTGGTTGTGTTGTCACTTGAATCACAAATCAACACATTGAATCCATATGCTTCCAAAGCACCCAGTGCAGTTGAATGATTATCACCAATTACACTTGCATTCCCACCACCTGACATGTTTGTTCCTGCTGTAATGGTCAAAGCAACATTGCTTTTCCAAGTAACAAAATCATTTGCAACCAGTGCATCTGTCTTTCCTGCTGTCACTACCGTTTGAGTATCAACAAGTTGTGTACCAACATAAGTCTTGACATCTGACTTTGTATTGTCATCAACATTGACTGCAATTACAATCTTGATGTCATTTCCCCTTGTACCTGCATGTTTTGCAGTTCCATAGATATTTTGTGCCTTTACACCTGTTCCCAATCTATACACAAACACCTTGACAGCATTCATGAAGATTTCACGCAAAGGCTTCATTTTATCATCAGTGTAGGAATAACCAAACAGCTTGAAGCAATTCTTTTGGAAATCACCCTTTTCCACTGTGATGACAGCACCTTCCTGACCCCATTTCAAAGCCATGGGAATTGCAACAATACCCCTGTCAGACAGTTCTGCACTTGCGGAAGCTGCACTGATTACATTGATATAGCTGCCAGGAAGAATTTTGTTTTGTGTTACAAAAGTACCACCGCCCAGTGCCATATTAGTTCACCTTACCTTTCATATATTTTTCTACCATGGAAGCAACTTCATCCAAGGTGTACTGTTTATCTTCATCCAATATGGTGTTCAATAAGTCCTGTTGACCATTGAACATTTTGGACTTGACAAGCTGTTCTTTTGAAAACTTAATTTCAATGTTTTCTGTTTCCTTTGCCATTTCACACCATCCTTTCATTATTTCAATTCAGATTGCTGAATCATTTCTTCCATCAGGTCTGCATCTTCAACCTTGTACACAAACATGTTGAAGTTCACAAGGAAGTTCAAAACATCATCCACTAATTCACCACGCATGTTTGTTCCCATCACCAAGCTTTCTTTCACCGTTGCATCAGGAAGTTTTTCTTTGATTGTGATTGTTTCCAGTGCAAGATATAAGCTTTCAAGAACCGCATTACATTCATTTCTTGGGTCTTTGGTTTTGGGGAAGTACAAGATGGAAAACAAGTTATTTCTGAAATACCTATTTCCTACAACCTGACTGCTGATGGGATTCACACACATCACTGAAAAGCAGGGTTCTTTCAAGTCCTGATTCTTCAATTCAGTATAGATTTCATACCCATCACCAAAGGATTCATTTAATTTTTCGCATATACCATCAATTATCTTGTTTATCATTTGAACACTTCCCCCAGGTACTTAATCAGTTTGTTTTCAATCACTCTTGGTGCATCAGCTTCAAGTTCTTGTTCTGAAATAGTCAACATGAATCTTCCTTCAACCCACCCCTTATGATTTGCAGTCCTATGACCAAATTCAACATATGATGCATAATGAACAGGATTGATGACTTCAATGACATAATCACTGTCTATCTTTCTAATAGCAAGCGAATTTGCATATACAACAGCATCAGTTCCCTTACCGCTTCCACTTTCAGCTTCCGCTTCTGTTTTAGCTGTCCAACCCCTTCTTAATGTGCCACCCATCTTCACAACCTGCTTCTTGACCTTACCTTTGTTCTTTCCGCTTTGCAGTCTGACAGCAGCACCTGATTCATCACGCACTATTGATTTTCCATAATCACCAACAGGTGTCCTTTTAATGACTTTGGCAAGCAGCCTTGCAGCCAGTTCTTTTGCAACTGATTCAATGAACATTTGAACCTGTTCATCACTTAACCGCTGCAACTTATCCCTGAACTGTTCAAGTCCTTTGAAATCAGCTTTCACATGCCTTCCCATTATGCCCACCCATCAAATAGTTCAAGAACCACTTCTTGGTGTGAAGGATACACCCCAGGTTGACCGCTGTTCTTATACTCTGTTGTTCTGCCTTGATGTGTAACAACAATCTTTGAACCTGGTTTAATTATAATTTCAGGGGCAATGAATAACTTTACCACCTGTGTAACCATTTCAGCACTTACGGTTTCCGAGTTGCTTTTGATGTTGGAAAAGGACAATTTACAGGGTTGATTTTGAATAACGGTAAATTCTTTCTGTCCAGTGGATTTGTTTGCTTTCTTGTATGACCTGTATTCCACAATGGAACATTTATCTTTGTACAGGCTTTCAATTGCTTTTCTTACCATTTCAACCGCCTGTAATGGACAAATTGACTTTTACCGTTTTGCATCAGGAAAGCAATCAGCATATCCAGTCTTTGTTCAGGTGTCATGCTTCCATTGCCAAAGGCAAAGGTCACATTGGTGTCACCTTCCTGAATTTGCTTAATTGCTGCATCAATGTTGATATTCAAACCCTGTAATTGTCCAATCCCTTTCTTTGCAAATAAAAATTCGCCAACCACCATCTGTGAAGCAACCTTCATCAATCCGCAAGGAACACTTGAAACATTGCATTCATTTTTGATGCTGTTTTCTACCTTCTGAATACAGAAGCCAAGAAGCCAGTCATCACCATCCTGCATTTCATAACCGAATGATGCAAGCAGCTTCCCAACATCATAAACAAAGGATGCACCAAGGCTTGATACATTCTGAATTGTTTGAATCAAAGCTTCCAGTCTGTCAGATATATCAGCCATTGGTCAACACCCCTTTCTTTTAGCCTTTGGACAGAATTCTTGCAATCGCAATTGCTCTGTGGTTGATGTAACTTCTGTCACCTTCGGCAATCTCACCGCTGTGAACAAGTGACCAGTTTACACCATCTTTCAGTTCCGTATCAGTCGGGGAAAGTGATGCCTGGTTGACCTTCTCATAAGAAAGACCAAACGGTGCAAAGCACTTTCTTTGTCTGATGTAAAGGGTATCCTGACCACCATTGGTTGCAGCATCCCTTGCCATTTCATAAGCAACCTTGACACCAATATCTTCATAGCTGATTGCACCTTCACCAAGGACATAAGTCACATAGTAGCTGTATGCATCAGCAGCAGAAACAGCAAGCTTGCCAAGTGTGGTTGTCGCAAGTGTTGCTCTCAAAATACCGCCATCATCCTTCATGGTGACAACCAGTGCAGGAACACCACCAACACCACCTGATTTTTCAGTTGCAGTAATGACACCGCCTGAATTTGTCCAGGTGTATTTTGTAGCTTCACCTTCTGTTTCGGCAGCAAGTAAGGTTTTCAATGCACCTGCAAGAGTAGTTGCGGAATTGGTGTCTGCAAATTCACCTGCACCACTTCCTGCATCTGTACAAGTGTATTCATGACCTGCAATCTTGATTTTGTCACCGATTGCAGCACCAGGGGATTTGATTGTGATAGTGTAAACACCAGGAACAGCATTTGCAGCAGATACCGCAGGAACATCAACATGGGGAAGTGCATCATCAATGACAACCAGTTTTCCGTTCCATGTTCCAAGGTCAAGTTCTCTTGTCACACCGTCTTTGTCAGTATATTTCAGGTGTTCAAGAAGGTTCAGGTTTTCAAGATTGGTTGCAACCGCACTGTGCATGAACACAAGGCTGAACTTCTTCTTGTTGTCACCGCAAGCCTTCTGAACCGCAGTGTTAAGTGTTTCCGCTGCCATCTTTCCAGTTGTGGTTGAAATGACATTGTGGGTGTGATTGGTAACAAACTCTTCATTTTTTGTACCAGTCATCTTGAAAATACCTTCAAGGATTGCAAGCAAAGTATCCTGGTCAAGACCATCCTTGTATTCTGCAATCTGCTGGGCAACATTTTCCATGAAGTCAACACCGCCAGTTACATCATAGCTGAAATCTCTTTCAATCCATCCTTTGGCACGACCTACCACAACAACACCCTGTTCAAAGGTCTTGGTTGTGGTTGCAGTGATGTCAGTCTGACCATCATAGTTGACAGCATCACCATCAGCAAGACCACGCATTGCAAGTCTTGCATATGCAGTGCCATCCTGACTTGCAAAGACATCCTTAATGTCAGGATTGCTGACCAGTGCTTTTGACTTCTTGATTTCGTTCATTTTTAAGTTGGGAACTCTACCAACCAGGTACTTGAAAGCTTCCGCATTGAAGCTTTTGTTATTGAATTTCGTATTTGGCATAATTTTCACCTAATCCTTTCAAAATTAAATTTTGGTTTCAGGGTGTGCTTCCAGGTATGCACAAAGTTCATCATATGACATGTTTTTCAAGTCAACCTTGCCATCAGGTTCTTCTTTACCTGTTTCCCCAGGAACTGCACCCTTCATTTTGGTCTGCTTTACTTCGGTATCAAATAGGAACTTGGAATCTTCTGCACCCTGCAATTTCTTGATTTGGTCAGTCAAGCCTTTGACCGTTCCATCTTCAAGAAGTTCTGCACTGTCCAGTTCAAGCAGTGCCTTGACCGCTTTCACATTCTTTGCCTTTGCATCAGTAAGTGCAGAAGCAATTGCAGTGTCAAGCTTCAACTGTTTGATTTCAGCAGCATGTGCTTCATCTTTTGCTTTATTTTCAGCTTGAAGGGTTTCAATTTGCTTCTTCATAGCTTCCACATCACCAGTGGAATTTTTAAGCTGTTCAAGCTGACCTTCCAATGTTGCCTTTGCGGTTTCAAGGTTCTTCTTTTCAGTGTTGACTTCATCAAACCTTGCCTTTGGGATAAACCCCTTCAATTCTTCCGCAGATGCATCAGCAACCTTCTTTGCCAGTTCTTCATCAAGTCCTAATTTCACCAAATCTTCTTTTTTCATAGTTTTCACCATATCCTTTCAAATTCATTTTTGACCTGGTTCAGTCCAGTATTATTTGTCTTGTTCTTTTTCGCCTTCAATACCAAAAAGGCGGTTTTGGGTATAAAAAGAAGCACCCTTGTTCAGGATGCTTCATTAACAAATAATTCAAATTGTTCTTTTGTATTTTTACCATAACCATAAAGTGAATGAAATCTTTTATGACATTCATCACACAAGGTAATTCCATTATCAACCAAGTATCTTTCAGATTCAAATTCATCATAAGAATTCAAATGATGTGCTGTAAGATTTCCACCTGTGTCATCATTGCATATTCTACACTTCCAACCATCCCTTTCAAACACTGAATTTCGCCATTGTGAATATTCAAATGTTTTTCTTTCTTCAATTCTTTTCTCATGCGTTCTTGATTCATCCCACCTTGGATGATTTTCACCAATAACACCGAACATTCCATTATTACTTCCACTTTTGGTTTTACTTTGCTTCAACTTGTATTCTTCAGTTTGTTGAATCTTCTTGATTCGCTTTCTAACAGATTCTTGCTGTAAATTTTCATTTGCTAAATTCCTTGAAAGTTCCCTTCTTTCATCCGCATCAATCCATTGTGTTTTGATTGCTTCAGAACCTTGCCTTATTGGAATATCAAATTTATTCAGCCAATTCCTAACCGAACTCATGTGTTTTTCATCACCATATAGAATATTAGAAATGTTCCTGATGCTTAAAAAGTCAATTAAATACCTTCGCTCAATCCAGTTTTTAAAATCTTCACCGACTTGTTCACTCATGTCTTTGACATTCATTTCATGTCTGAAATCATCATGACATTTCTTAGAACAAAAGTTATTCTTTGAACGTTTAACTCTGTGTGGTTTTATATTGAATTCATCACCACAATGTGCGCATTTCACAAGCATTTCAATCACCTTCCCTTTATTCGATTATATCACAAAAGGGAGCTGTTGTCAATCTACACCACAGGTTATTTTATAAATTGCTTCTTCCACTCATGATATGTGATGTTTGACGGAATATAAATACCTTTACCACTACTGTCTCTGGCGAATCTTTCACCGTCATTATCGTCAAAGTATGGTACAGTAGTGGTTCTGCAAAAGGGTGAAATGGTGGTGCTGTCACCCCAACTTCATAGTTCTTCATTTCTTCCACATGCCCATCAAGTTCCCTGCATATTTCAGAAGTGTGACTGTCCAGGGTTGCCACAATTTCAAACCTTTCCACATCCAGTGCATTGAAAGCATCCTTCTGTGACTGTGAAGAAAAATAAGCTGATTCGGTCATCACCAACCTTCCTGCTTGCCCCTGTGATGTTTTCATCTTTGCTGCAATAGCTTTGATTGCATCATCAGGTGACTTTCCAAGCATGATTGTCCTTGTAAGCTGTGTCTGAACTTCATTGATAAGGGAAGCCTTGTTTGACCATATCCTTTCACTGAAATTCTTTGCATCCGTCAGCCATGGTTTTGAAATTAACCTTTCAACAGTTCGGTCATCAATTGCAGCAATATCCCAACCAATGTTGAAACCTTTCTGAACTTCATAAACAGTGTGATAGTAGTTCTGTAAATAAGTCTTTTTCAGCAACTTATCAACTTCATCAAGCTGACCACCAAACAGCTTTTCAATGGTCTGCTGTGTTTCCAGTTTCAAAGCTTCAAGCCTGGAAATATGGAATCTTGCAGATGCATTTTCAAGTTCCTTCATCCAAATAGGATTCAATGCATTTTGTTCACCGTACTTGATAAATTCTTTGACATCCCATTTGAATTCAGCAAGTTCACCTGATGTTAAAAGCTTTCTTGCTTCTGCCATGCTGATTTGATTATTCTTTGCAAACCGCTGATACCAAGTTGAAATCTGCCTTTCAATTTCTTTTTCCGCTGCAATGTATTGTTCCTGAATGGTTTCAAATGTAGAAATAGCATTCTTGTGTGATGCAGCTTCCAATTGTTCAAACCGCAGCTTCCAATATGCACTATTCTTCATCTACAACACCACCTTGACCACCTTTCTGACCAGGAATAACAGGATTGAAGGCATTCTGATATTCAGCCATTGCAGCTTCTTTTTCTTGCTTCTTCCTTTCAAGTTCCTTCTGTGGGTCATCAACCCATGGATGGTTAGCAACCAGTGTTTCATCAGAAAGAATTCCAATTGATTTGTTGATGTTTTCAATGACTTCTGCTTCATTCATCAACATGTCACAATTGAATATAATTTCAACTGGTTCATCCTCAAAGTCACCAAGACCAGTGTTTGCAAAATGACAATTGATAAACCAAAGTAATTCTTCAAATGCAGCTTGATATTCAGTTTCCATTTCATTTGCATCCAAGTCAATATCAGAATACATTGATTGAATGTTCATCTGATTTGGTTCACCTGAAAGTCTGTCATCCTTTGCATCATAACCCATTGCATTTTCAATGATTGCTTTCTTGAAGATTTCAATGATTGCCTTGTAATTCTCTACATTCACTTCCACCTGCAAGGTTTTCAGGTCACCTGCTGCACCATCAACGGTCTTGACCTTGACAGCACCATATGTTGCAAGGTTCTTTCTGAATTCAGCAAGATTTTCACCGTCATAGTTCACCAGGACAAGGATTGTATTCCTTGCATCTTCTTCCATGTTGTTTTGGAAGTTGGAAAGTATGGTATTCAAGCCATCTTGCAAAGATTTCACATTCTTGATAAGTGGTATTTCCTCACTGTTGTATTTGAAGGGAATCAGCGGAATTCTTGACCAGTTCCATCCTTGGTCATTGCCTTCATGGTCAGTGGTGGTGAAGTAATTTGCAAAGAAGGGATTGTCAGGAACAAGCCTTCCATCTTCCAGGGTGAAGTAATGAATTCCATTTTCATCATAGACTTCAACTTTTTCAATAGTCTTTTCCTGGTCACCTTCATAAGCAATGACTTCATATATCCTGATTGCATAATCAAGGATGGTGTGGTCTACATCACGCCACCCAGGGATGATTTCATAAGCTTTGAACTTCTTTAAGGTGAATTCACCATGTTCATTATAGTAAACATACAACCATCCAATGCCTTCATTCAGTGAATCTTTACCCAGGTTCTTCATCAACCGCATAAACTGCTTATTGAATATCTGTGTCAACAGCTTATCATAAATTTCATTTTCTGTTCTGATTGCTATTGGTTGACCAAGCAGGTAATTTGTCTTTTGATTAACCATCTTCTTGTACTGGTTATCAACAATCCTGTTGTTTGGAAGGTTGTCAATTTCGGTCAATTCACCGCCTTCACCAATAACAGTCCTTTTTCTTTTCAGGATGTCATGGTTACCTGCAAAGTACCTTTCACCATCAAACATTTCTTTTCTTCTTCGACTTGCCTTGAACCGCTGAATTTCAAGTTCAATGAACCGTTCATCAGTAATCACTGTTTCAGCACCCAACCTTATGATGCTGTTTATCCTTTCAGTTTCAGATTCATAAAAATTAAACACGATTCATTCACCCCCTTTCCTGCTTAATATATTTCTATTCAAAAGAAAAAGACCTTCCTTTAACAAAATCTTCAAGGGCATATCTCATTGCATCCATCAAGTGGTTAAAGTCATCAATAGGAATATTCAACTTCTTTCCAAATTTATCTGTATCCCAGGTATAGTTACTTATTTCAGTAATAAAGTTCACACACCTTGGATGGACAACAATCTTGAAGTCCTGGATGAAGTCAATGCCATTGTTCACACTGTCTTTTCCTTTTCTTGCAGGGGTGATGTTGGAAACACCAAGTTCACGCAGCCTGTCAATGGACTTCGGTTCTGCTGAATCTGCCCTGATTCGTTCCTTTCGGTATCCCATCCTTGTGATTTCTTTTTCAATAGCTTCATTTGACATGCCTGTTTTGTACATTTCATCAAACACATAGATGGTTTTACCTTGCAGGTCAATCATTCCACACCATAGTGCAGAAGGGTCATTTGTGTAACCAAAGTCAAGACCGAAAGCTGACTTGATACCCTTTGTCTGCCTGATTTCTTCCAGGCTGAAAGCTTTTTCTTCCCAGTTCTCAAATATAAGACCCTCAACAATTCCCCAGTCACCAAGACCTGCAACCCTGTACCTTCGGGGATTGTTTTTCTTCATTGTTTCAAAGACCTTTCTATCCGCTGCATCCAACCATTCATTGCACAGGTAATTTGTTGTCAGTGCAAGAATATCAGGGTCAGGGGGTGCATCAAAGAACCGCTTTTTTATCCAGTGGTGTTCATTCCATGGGTTGAAGGTCATGGTTATTTGTTTGAACAGACCTTCGGGAACTTCACCACGAATGGATTCATCAAGCATGTCAAAATCAGGTTCTTTCATGATTTCATATGCTTCTTCGCATTGTGTTACGGGTAAGCCGTTTCCGCTTACCCTCTGTATGTTTCCATACAGAGCAGACTATATCTTCACCTTTCAGGTGCTTCCCGTTTCGGATTCACTTGAATCCTACTCTACTAACTGAAAAAGACACCCTTTTAAGGTGTCTTTTCCGCTTTCGATAGTCGTTGAACGTTCTACTTGACATTTTTATAAGCCTTACCGTTTATAATCAATCCTATCACCCTATTTGTCACACCGTATATTTTGCCAAGTGCAACCGTTCCAAATTCTTTGCTTTGTGGAACATATAGTTTTCGGATTTCTTTCACTTGTTCATCGGTAAGTTTTGCATTGGAATTTTCAGAACCAAGCCTTGAAGTTTTTAATCCCATCTTGTAAGCGTGAACCATTTGTTCTTTCCTGTCAACCCATTCAAGATTTTCAACAATGTTGTTCTGTTTGTTTCCATCTTTGTGATTGACTGTGCTTTTGCTTTCAGGATTTGGAACAAATGCTTCTGCTACAAGTCTATGAATCCTTTGCGTTTTGTCAATTCCTTGATGAATCAGCCTTACTTTCACATATCCATCGTGCGTAAGACTTGTTGAACGGATTTTCTCTTTTCGTTTTGCAGTTCCGCACCAACCACCAAGACTTTTAACACGCCCTGTATTACTAACTTGATAGAAACCTTCAAAGCCTTTAATATCTTTCCATTCCTCAATCATGATATCACCGTCCTTATGTATTTCATAAGTATATGATACCATAACCATTTAATTTTGTCAAGTAGCTTCGCTGCTGATTGCCCTCGTCTTTACGTTAGGGTGTTCCAGCAATTAGAGAAGTTTATTTTTATGATGTGAACCGATAATGTTAATCCACATCCAACACAGGTTTCCAACTTCAACAGTGATGGAAGTGACTTTCAATGGGTCATCAAGACCCCTGAAATATATCTTTTGACCTGTGGGAAGGTATGTCATTTCCAGTGGTGATTCAGTGACCTTCCAAAAGTCCTGAACACACAACCTGCTGATTGCCCACTTCAATTCAGTGAAGCAGGAATCCTTGATTGTTCGGAAAGTCTTTCTTATCACCAGGGTATTTGCATCAGGGTACTTCATCATATTAGTTATATACCATAATGCAGCAGTCTTTGATTTTTTAGATGCTCTTGAACCTTTTACTATTCTATATCTGCCTTTGAAATGCCAAAAATTTTTATATCCTTTACCAACAACTTTCTTCAAGGAAATATCAAGATTTGGCATGTTTATCACCGCCTTTTATGGTGCAATAAATATGCAGTGCTGAAAACACAGGCTTTTCAGATTGTTTTGTTACTAACCTGTTGTTAGTCATCATCTTCATCATCCAAATCATCATGAATGACAATGGGGATTGCACCAATGATGTTCATATTATCTTTGTACAACCCATATCTTTTCCCAAGAAGTTCAGCAGCTTTCATTTTGTCTTTTTCATCAGGTGCTTTCATCATTCTTCTTGCATCTGA